TTCAATCTATCTGAAGAGTATGGATACGCAGAGGTTGGATATTATAATGTCAAAGGACATTATCAACTTCTAGGTGAATATACAAACGGTAAGTGAATATGTGGGAAGAAATTCAAGACTCACCCGGTGAGATCTATGACATGGAAGATTTCTACAAACAGTTAGAAGAACTCCGTGAAATTATGGACAAATGTGTTAAACTTGAGGAGGAGCAATCATGATCACTATTCATAAGTATGAACTCGAAATCCTTCTTGAAGGTATCGAAGATACGATGAAAGTTTTGTCTAATGTTGATTACACAGTAGACAAATATGATCCTCGTAATGTAGAGAAAACTGCACCATATTCGATAGGTTATTCGCGATCCAGTCTCAGAGTTATTCGCGAAACTCTCACAAGAATGATTAAAGATGACAAAAACTGATGTAATTCGTGTGGTCCGTGAGACTTCTAAACCTCATAATCTGTCAAGAGAAGAGAAACAACAGGTCTTCAATCATGTTGTGGATGGTCTCTTGAGAGACGGAAGAATCACCAAAAAACAACAACAATCCTGGACACATCCTTTTTAATCATGACAGTTTACACTTGCAAAGGTGCATGGTATGATAGACGTGGAGCAAGACATGATTTTGAGATCGAATCTGACCGTGCAGAGCGTCGATTTATCATTGAACTTGTAGAGTCAAGGTATCCCACAGATAAAGTGGTGATTAACAATGTTTCACAAAAACGTTGAGTATTATTGTTACTCACCTCTAAACTGCCCCATTGATGTAAGACACCACAAACATTATGACTTCCACCCATCTCGAACATCCTGAAGATCTTATCCTCACGGGTGATGTTTCTGTGATTGATGCACTTTATGCACCCGCAGATATTACTATGAAGATGGATGGTATGTCACTTGTTTGGGGTACTAATCCTGAGAATGGTAAGTTTTTTGTTTGTACCAAAGCAGCATTCAACAAGAAAAAGATTCGTCTTTGTTATACTACAGATGACATCTTCACTCACTTTGGTCATCAAATAGAAGTCGTTGAGATCCTGTCATATTGTATCAAGTATCTGCCCCGTACAGAGAACATTTATTGGGGTGATTGGTTGGGTTTTGGTCGGACTCAACTCCTAAAACCTAACACTATTTCTTATCTTTTCCCTGAGAAAATCTCTCAAAAGATGGTGATTGCACCTCACACTCAGGTATTTGTTGATGGTCCTATGTGTGACGCAACATGTAAACCATTGATTGAGATCTTAGATGACACCGCTATCATCAAGTGGGTGCAACCTTCTATCGATCGTCTTCCTTCCAATGAAACTGCACCGAATCTGAACACCTCTAAGGTTCAGTTCCTGACAACTAAAGAGGCAAATGTTGCGAAACAGAAGATCAATTCCCTGGTCAAAGAGGGTCGTGAGTTGACTGATTCCAACCTATTTGATATTCTTGGTTGTGTCTATCTCACCAATCTTTATCAACTGATTATCGAGATCAAAGAAGACATCATGAATTCTATGATTATCAATGATGCACCTCGTAGTTTCATTTTTGATGATGTAGAAACTGATGGTGAGGGTTATGTATTCCACACTGAGAAGGTTTCATTCAAACTTGTCAATCGTGAAGAGTTTGCATACGCTAACTTCACTGACGGTCGTTTCAACTAATTCATCATGATTCGTTTTCTTTACCTCATTGCAATCGGTTCATTGTTCGTTGCCACTATTAACATCTTCTCTCCAGATAGTGAGGCAGAGAGGAGACAAGAGGCAAAATCTGCACTCGAAAGGCTCATGAGACCTCCCTCAAACGTTATTCAATAAAGTTACTCACCTCTAAATTGCCCTATAGTTATAGACACCTACATTATGACAATCACCCTCCGTCCACACCAGCAACGTGGACTCGATGCACTCAAACAGAATGCTATCGGTCAGGTGATTGTTCCGACTGGTGGTGGTAAGACTCTGATCGCAATCATGGACGCTATGCGTCGTTTTGAGATCAAAGTTCCTCGTGTGATTGTTGTTGTCGCACCTCGTATTCTTCTTGCAGAACAACTTTGTTCTGAGTATCTGGAGCACATCACAAACGCAAATGTTCTCCATGTTCATAGTGGAGAAACCAAACATTTCAAGACAACTAAATCAGAACGCATCAAGTTGTTTGTGGAGATGTGTCAAACCGTTCGTGAACATGTCATCATCTTCACGACATATCATTCTTTGCACCGTGTGCAAGAGTCTGGAATCCCTGTAGACACGATTTACTTTGACGAGGCACATAACTCGGTTCAACGTAACTTCTTCGGTCCTACAGAGTATTTCTCACGTCATGCAGATCGTTGTTACTACTTCACTGCAACCCGTAGGACTTCGCTCACTATCAACAAACCAGGGATGAACGATCGTGAGATCTACGGTGACATCATCACTCGCGTATCTGCACCCGAACTTGTTAATGGTGGATTCATCCTTCCCCCTAAAGTGAAGGTGATCGAGATGGATAAGGTGGACAGAGCATCTATTACTCCACACCTTGAGAGTAACAATATTCTCTCCACGATTGATGAGATGGATATCAAAAAGATCCTAGTATGTTCTAAGACTACGAAACAACTCACCACGATCTTTGAGACTGACTTTGCAGACCAACTTGCACAACGTGGATATTCTTACCTCTACATAACTGCAAAGACAGGTGCTGTTGTTGATGGTAAGAAAGTCAGTCGTGAGGTATTCTTCGAGACACTGAATGCATGGGGTAAAGATACAGACAAAAAGTTTGTTGTACTTCATCGCTCGATTCTGTCTGAAGGTATCAACGTGTCGCAACTGGAATGTGTCATCTTCATGAGGAACATGAATATCATTGAGATGACTCAGACTATCGGTCGTGTTCTTCGCAAAGGTGGACAATCGAAGACCTATGGGTTCTGTGTTGTCCCTGTTTATTCTAAGGTTGGTATCTCTACCGCCAAGGGATTGCAGACTGTTGTTGATACCGTGTTTGAAAAGGGTGAGATGCTTGACTCTGTTGTTCGTCGTTAATTTATATGAAACAACCAACCAATTCGTATATTCTAGATTGTAAACCAGGACCGTTATCTTTTGTTGTAGGTGATTGGGATGATGCAGAGAGTTTCTATGCGGCAGTTCCCTGTAATAATGGATTGGCGATTGTTAATCAAGGAAATGTAATAAAGGTTTGCAGAAACACATCTTCTGCACGAAAGTTCATCAATAAACACCAAAAACGTAGGAAATAAAGTTACTCACCTCCAAAGTGCCCCATTAATGTAAGACACCACAAACATTATGACACTAACACAAACTAAAACAGAATATCTCACTGAGGTAATGATCGAACAGGTTAATGATTGTTGGAAGGTTAACACGATCGAGTCTGGTCGTTCTTTCTATCCTCGTCTGAGTTATAAGGTCGCTAAAAAATATATTAAAGTTCTTCAAGGTCGTGTTAACTCCGATGGTTCATATGAGACTGAGGGTGTATTCATGTTCATCGACAAAGAGACTGGAGCATGTTACAAACCCGCATCCTATAAGGCACCTGCTAAGGGTATTCGTTTCTTTATTGAATCATTGGCACAGTATCCTGGGTTGGTAGATCCTTACGGTTCATTCCTCTATGTTCGTTGAATCTATTACTTTACACTCACACTAATTAACAACCATCATGAATGAATTCAAAGTCACATTGTCTAAAGGTGGTCGTCACATTGTTATCACAGTGATGGCAGAATCGACTCATCGAGCATACAAACAGGCAGAACATTTATATCCTGGATGTAGGGCACTGAACGCAAAGATGATGTAATTAAAGTTACTCACCTCTAAACTGCCCTATAGATGTAAGACACTCACCAACCATGACTAACTCAACTTTTCAAACCACAATCGAAGACACCACGTACAACGGGTGGACAAACTATGAGACCTGGAATGTAGCACTCTGGATCGGAAATGACGAGGGTTTGTATAACATAGCACGTCGTTGTTATTCATATCAAGATTTCGTCAATCGTTATATGGAAGAAGGTGATACAACTTTAGATGGAGTAAAGTGGGATGATGTTAATCTGAACATCGTTGAACTCGATGAAATGATGGAGGAACTTTGATCATGAATAAGATGACACAAACTGAAATCCAAAAACACTTAGAAGACCCTTACAATCGTCTTCGTTATTGTTTCGAATTCATTGGTGAAGATGAAGATATGAATCGAAAATGTTATAAGAGAATCTATCACTATCTTTCCGTACTAACCGACACTGAGTATCACTACTAATCATGAATTACACTCTCAAGCAACTTCAAGACAAAGTATCACGAATGATTGAACAACAGGGAGAAGATGCAGAATGTGCCGTATGGATTTATACCAAGGAAGATATTCATGTAAAGGATGAAAATGGTGAGTTCGATTATGATGTTCAGGTAGAAGATCCTGCACTGATTGCACGTATCTTTGATGATGTAGGAAACACTGATTACATTTATCAGGTGATTCAAGAGTGTGTAGATGAAGCGACAGAAGAGCAATTCATGTCATATCAGCAGGAGTTAGTCTGATGATTGACTTTCCAATCTACAAAAAACAACTCCCACAAGTATGGTTGGAGGATGATAAGTTTATCATTGAATCAGACTCTTTTCGATATGTGATTGCAGATGACTTAAAACTATTGTTTAAGTTATGTCGTCGTTTTAAATCTGAAGCAATCAAACAAACTTACATCACTAACTAACATCATGCTCAAAACACAACTACTCAAAGAAATCGGTGAAACTTCAAACAAAATTGATGCTAATCTGACACGATTGGAAAAGTTTGAAGTATTCTGTCAAGTATGTGATGGATTGCTCAAAGGTGGTAAAATCAGTGCTGCTAAACATCAATCATGGACCAATGTATTCTAATGAGTAACATTCACAATCAACATATTGACCAACACTATGTTAAGTTCAATACAGAAGAATTGAAAAGGATAGTAAAGATGATTACAATTAATAAGGAAGAAGACTTAATAGAAGTAAAGGATAGGATAGAGCAAGTATTAGGTATGAAGGAAGATCCAATCGATAAGTTTCATTCAACTATACGTTATTATGACACCACAGAAACAAAATGAACTTTACTCAGTATTTTCTAGGTATGATCTTTGTGTTCATAGGTCTTACATGTTACATGTTATTCCTATCAGAACGTGACACTAAAATGATGAACTATTATGACTCAACAATTCAACAAACAAGATGAATCATCAATGAATTAAAGTTACTCACCTCTAAACTGCCCTATAGGTGTAAGACACTTCCAACCAACACCATGAGAAAGATCGAATCCCAAATGTGTCAGGCAATCAAAGACAATAAGTCTTGGAAGTCTGGTAATACTGAAGTACAATATGTGGGAGATGATCTCTCTATTGTATATCTTCACGGTAACAAAATTGCAGTTGTTGATGATACTACTATGTCAATCTTTGATGGTGGTTGGCAATCAGTTACAACAAAGTCTAGACTCAACGCACTTTGTGATGAATTTTGTATCAGTGGAGAAGGAGTCTTTCAGAAGGATTTCCTCTGGTATGTAAGAAAGTTCGTTGGATGTATCAACGGAAAGAATATCTATCAGACTGAAGATTTCAAATCCGGTTATCTCTTCGCCTGATATATTGAACACTCTAACTAAGTCTCGTTCTAAATCCAATCTAATCACAATCCACATGAAATTCATTCTATTGGTTATCATCGGAGCACTTCTTTGGAATAGTAATGAGGCAAGACAATTCACCTCTGATTCACTACAATCAGCATCAGACTTTATTCAACCTGAAAACTCTATCCGATTAAGGTTCTAATGTGTAGTTTACTCTTATGGATAATCACATTCTATTGTTTATCTAAGTGGACAGGATTAAGACGATTCATATCATCTTTCTTATACGGACTAGCTAACTTTATTGACCCTAAATCATGACTCCAACAATCTCACAAATGAAAGACATTATGAACAACACAACTAAGGACAACATCATCGACAGAGATGAACTACAAGATCAATACATTAAAGAACTGATTGATAGTATGGATTTCAAAACTATGGAAACATTTGTATATGATACTATCAATGATAACCTTGATAAGTATTCTGTAAATGAACTGATTGATGAGGTAAAAGACTCTTACCCTGAACTCCTAGATGATACTAGTGAGGATGATTTACCTGAACCTGATGAGAGTACGGGATGGAATTAACCCCTAGAAAACCATACTAAATACCATGTTTTATATTAAAAAAGGTATTTAAAAACATATATGCGTGTTTTATTGTTTTCCACAAGGGTGTGGAATAAGTGAAGGAAAGTGTGGATAAACCCTGATATTATGTGTTGTTATGTGTTATAAACCTGTGGAGAAACGTCTGATCTTATTATGACTTATATCTGATAAAGGTCTGATCTTATTGTCATCTAAGGCCGTAGTCTATCAGGACTTCGAGAACATGTCAACCCCCCAATCCTGTCAAATCAGGATCCCTTATCTGTAACAGTCTCTTAGGTATTAATGTTACTCACCTCCAAACTGCCCCATGGATATGAACAACACTCAAACCATCCTCACAGAATCAGTCTTCTCAGACCTTTACAGTTTCGTCCTAGAGATGACACCTGATCTGGAAATGTGTCTTGACTATTGTGAATCACAAGGAATCACAATCACTGATGATGTATTCACAGTGATTGAAGACCTACTAGAAAACAACTGATCACCACTAATTGACATTACCTACCATGACCAGTTATACTAACCTGATCAACATCATCGATGAACTACAACAATCAGGAGTGAAACCAAAGGTAACAGTTCTCAAGACAAAGAAAGGTCCTAAGCATTCTTTACTGACCAACACTAAGTAACAACTAGGCAGCACAGTATTCAGCGTAAGACCTAGACCAAACCTCCCCTATCTAACACTTTCTTCTTTATTATGACTCTCGAACTTGCACTCGGATTGTTGGCTCAAGGTAACAACGGTGATGAAATCCTTCAGATCCTAGATGTTATTCAGAATGACACTTCCAACCCTGAGGAGATTACCTTCTAAGACACACCTATAAGAGTCTGTAAGGGGGTCTAATCCCCCTTCAGTTACATACACTTAAGAACACTTACTAAGTATTACAAACAGACCACGGGTGAGGTCTATAAACTCAGACCCGGTGTGTGTTACAAACTGAGGGAGAGGAGTGGTGTCCTTTCCCTTTTTTATTGCAGTATATTATTGTTACTCACCTGCAAAGTGCTCTATAGATGTAAGACACTTTAAACCAACTTGATTCACACCGAAGCATTCTCCCAAGCACTCTACAATCTCATCGATATGAAAGTGATTGATTATAGAGATGAATATCAAATGTTGTTGGAATACTTCACTACTACTGAACAACTTGATGAATACTTAGAGACACGAGAAGATGTATATCAGTCTCTTGGGGTGAGTTGACAGACAGTGATATATGCGTTATGATGATGTTGTGAATCGACACGTTATTATTCGTCGGTTTATGATATCGTCGGTCGGCGTAGCGGGTATAAAGCCGATCCGACCCCCCCCGTTCTAAAAAAGTACCTAACCCTAACCTACAAAAGTATATACCCTCTTTCGAAATAATTCCCCCTATTTTTTTTCCCAGCTATGCCCAGCATATAGGGGGTTCCCATATATAAAAACGAAACCCTATTGGAGGTTGATGAAAAATTTTACCCCTGAAAATTATTATCACATATACTTGAGAGACAAGTGTGTAGTTCCGATGATAAGTGAAGAAAACTTCGACCATACTTGGACATCATTGAAAGCAATGGTAGGACTGATGAAAACTGAGTATGAAGAGGAGGACCTCTCATATGAGGTAGTGAAAACAATACCAGAGGAAGAGGAAAGCTCCTATTGACTCTCCCTAGATACTCTGATATAATTTGAAGTGTAGTTACTAAGACTTATGGCTAAAGGATTTACGGTGAAGGCAGCAAAGCCCAAAACTCTAAGGACAAAAGCACCTGAGTGGGATATTGATGATATCAAGGCTCGGATGAGAGGTAAGACAATTGTATTCTGTCTACCTGGAAGAGGATGTTCATATACGTTTATGAAGAACTTCGTACAATTATGTTTTGATATGGTACAGAATGGTATGTCCATTCAGATCAGTCAAGACTATAGTAGTATGGTAAACTTTGCACGTTGTAAGTGTTTGGGTGCCAATGTACTTCGTGGACCAGATCAGATTCCCTGGGATGGTAAGTTGAACTATGACTATCAGTTGTGGATTGATAGTGACATTGTATTCAATACAGAGAAGTTTTGGCAATTGTGTGATGTAGCACTACCAGCTTCTGCAATTGATGAAGAAGGTAATGAGATTGAAGGAGAAGATCATCCAATCTCTGCTGGTTGGTATTCCACAGAAGACGGGAAGACTACCTCAGTTGCACATTGGTTAGAAGAGGATGACTTCCGTAACAACGGTGGTGTGATGAATCATGAGATGGTAGACTCGATTCAGAATCGTAAGAAGCCTTTCACTGTAGATTACACAGGTTTCGGATGGGTGATGATTAAGAAGGGTGTGTTTGAGGATAAGAAGATGACATATCCATGGTTTGCACCGAAGATGCAGGTGTTTGAATCAGGAGCTGTTCAAGATATGTGTGGAGAGGATGTCTCATTCTGTTTAGATGCTATCGAAGCTGGTTATGAGATTTGGTGTGATCCTCGTATTCGTGTGGGTCACGAAAAAATGCGAGTTATTTGATAGGAGGTCATTATGGCAAAAGTTAAGAAGAGTCTAATGGGTAATGTGTTTATTGAGACACAACCCAAAAAATCGCGACAAGGATCAGGCCAACATACAAAGTATGCGTCTACGAGTTCTAACAAGGCAAAGAAGAGGTATAAAGGTCAAGGTCGATAGTATTATGGGAATCCTTCGGGATTCCTTTTTAATGTATAGATATATTAACTGAAGATATTAATATGGCATGTTTGATTGCTAACTTACCATCTGTTGAAGTATGGGTTCGAAAAGAATATCTAACAGACCACCAGTCAGGTCATGGGGAGTTTGAGAAAGGTGTATGGGTATCTGCTAAGAGTATCCCTGGTCGAGCCTTTTACTTTGAGACATACTTACCAGAGTATGGGGCAATGTATGATAAACTACCGATCAGTGCCTTTGTATCAGAACCAAAGACACCTGACCCTGATATGAATTTACAAAACCTACAGTTTTGGAATTGTATGGATTATGGTGTTGTTGCTGTTAATAAACAATTCATTGGTAGTATGAACTATGAGGTCTATACAAGGAACCATGGGACCATGAAGGGGTCTTATGTGTGTACTCTTGACAACTACCATCAAGATCCTGATATCATTGATTACAGTTGTTCAGAGAACCCTTCTGAACATAAGTCTCATAACTTGATTGAACTTGACAATGGACAATATGCATTGTATCCAAACAATAGAACTCGTATCTATGATAATAGTTTAACACCTGAGAAACCAAAGATGCCAGATTTCAAAGTATCCACTCAAATCTATCAGGTAGAGTGTGGTTATGAGAAAGATGGACTTGGTGATCAGGATTCTTATTTTTGGAAGACTGCTAAAGAAAGACTAGATACTAATACTACACAGGATAATGATGGAAGACAATCTACTTCGGGAGATAGCAAATGATAAGATTACACCTAAAAATAAAAGAATTGTAAACGAAGATGGATTGTTTGAGTCCGAAGATTGTGATGATCCAAATCATGTATGTAAGTGTGGACAACAAACCCTGTCAGAACACACCTAAATAAAGCACACTTATATAATCTGTTCAGGTGCCAGCAGAAAGGATCACTAAAGCTTTTCGAGACGTGAGTGCTACATTTCAGGCTAATCCCCTGAATATGGACCTAGTTGCTCTCAGAAACGAAAATGCAATTGCGAGATCTATTCGTAATCTCGTTATGACTGCACCTGGTGAGAGACCTTTTAACTCAGAATTGGGTTCAAATGTTTATCGGTTATTGTTTGAGAACTTTGATAATCAAACATCATACGCTATCAAAACCGAAATTGAAACATCAATAAGAAACTTCGAACCTAGAGTTAACTTAACTGAAGTTCAGGTTTCTGCTAATGAAGATAATTATGAGTTTGATGTAGTCATTCGTTATAAGATTGTTGGTATTGATGCTCTACCACAGTCACTATCATTTGCATTAGAGCCCACTAGGTAAGATGCCCTTAGTAAACTTCAGCAATGTCGATTTTGATGAGATTAAACAATCCATCAAAGATTATCTCAGATCAAATTCCAACTTTACGGATTATGATTTTGAGGGATCAAATCTATCGACAATAATAGACACGTTAGCATATAACAGTTATATCTCCTCATACAATGCCAACATGGTATCGAATGAGGTGTTCCTTGACAGTGCAACATTAAGAGAGAATGTTGTATCAATCGCACGAAACATTGGTTACCTTCCTCGTTCAAGGAAGTCGTCAAGATCAAACATCTCCTTTGAGGTTGACCTAAGAGGATCGGGTGATACTAAGACTAGTGTTGTATCAGTAACACTGAAAGCTGGGGCTGTGGCACTATCTGGTTCCACGTTCAATAATTCTTCATTTACATTTTGTATAATGGAGGATATCACTGTACCGGTAGATTCAACAGGATTTGCTGTATTTGATAACGTTGATGTATATGAGGGTTCGTTCCTGAATCAAACATATGATGTTCAGTCAAGATTACCAAATCAAAAATACATCTTACCAAATACAGGTATTGATACAGACTCTATTAGAGTATCAGTAAAGGTTAATTCTAACTCAACAGTATCGAGAAAATATAGTCAATATACTAGTCTTATCAATGCAGATAAGGATACACCACTATTCTTCCTAAGAGAAACAGAAGGTGAGAGATATGAATTATTGTTTGGTGATGGTATATTTGGAACTAAGTTACAAGAACCAAATCAAGTTGTAGTTCAATATCTGACATGTAGTGGATCATCACCAAACGGTATCTCCAATCTGACATTTATTGGTAGAATAGAAGATAATAACGGAAGCCCACTAGCTAGTGGTGTTTCTGGTCTCACAATCAATGAATCGGCTCTTGGTGGTGATGAGATCGAGAGTGTTGAGTCAATTAAGAAACTAGCACCTAACATCTATGCATCTCAAGACAGAGCTGTAACATCAACTGATTTTGAGTCACTTGTCCCCAGAATCTATACTGAAGCAGAATCAGTTGCGGCATATGGTGGTGAAGAACTGAATCCCCCACAGTATGGTAAGGTATTTGTCAGTATTAAACCATTCAATGGTGTATTCTTATCTGAGGAAATTAAAAGGAACCTCAAACTAGAACTTGCTAAGTATTCGGTAGCTGGTATCATTACTGAGATTATCGATCTCAATTATCTGTTTATTGAGATCGATACTAACGTATATTATAATTCAAACCTAGCACCTGGTCCTTCCCAAGTCAGGAACGTAGTAACAAATAATATCATAAAGTACTCTGATTCTACTCAGTTAAATAAGTTTGGGGCAAGGTTCAAGTATAGTAAGTTTGGTAAGATCATTGACGATAGTCATGATTCAATTACCTCAAATATTACTACTGTGAAGATGAGGAGAGACCTACAGGCTATACTAAATCAATTTATTGAATATAGTCTAACATTTGGTAATCGCATTCATGTAAAAAGTGAACTTGGATTTAACATTAAAACTTCTGGTTTCTCAGTAAGTGGTATAGCTGGAACAGTATACATGAGTGATGCACCTAATGCAAATCTCACCACTGGAACAATCTTTATGTTTAAGTTGGATTCACCAACTGAACCAGTGATTCTGAAAAGAAACATTGGAACGATTGATTACATAACAGGATTAATTAAACTCAACCCACTTAATGTTATTTCAACTGAAGTAACTCGTGGAACTTCTCTCATTGAAGTTTCATCCTGTCCATACTCTAATGATGTTCTTGGTCTTCGTGATCTCTATCTACAGATGGATACCTCAAATTTGACAGTGAACATGGTTCCTGATCAGGTTTCCTCAGGTAGTGATATATCAGGTGGATCATATACAGTAACTTCAAGCTATTCAAACGGATCACTCACACGATAAAAAATAATGTCAGTAGATAGAGTAAAATTCCAGGATATAGTTGCCAGCCAACTTCCTTCTTTTATCAGAGATGATTTTCCTCTCCTATCAGAGTTTCTGGAACAGTATTATGTTTCACAGGAAACTCAAGGTGCGACATTAGATCTTCTTCAAAATATTGACAAATATGTCAATATTGATCAGCTTACTGGTCTAAAATCTTCTACCGTTCTTCAGGTTGATATTAGTAGTGTAGATGATACAATTGTTACTGGTGTCGATGGTAATTTTACTGAAGGATTTGTTGATAATAATGGACTGATTAAAATTGATGATGAAATTATTGCATATAATTCAAAGACTAATCTTAACTTTGAAGGATGCCAGAGAGGATTTAGTGGCACCACTTCACATACTTCTGCCAATACACCAGACAGACTATCCTTCTCAAGTCAAACTACACCCACCAATCACAAGAAAGGTGCTATAATTCAAAACCTGAATGTCTTGTTTCTTCAGGAGTTTTTTAGAAAGTTAAAGGCACAAGTAAGCCCTGGGTTCGGTGATAGAACACTGAAGACGAATCCAAAGAATTTTATTATCAATAGTAATAGTTTTTATAAGTCGAAAGGAACAGACTTATCATATAAGATTCTGTTTAAGGCTCTATTTGGTGAGACTGTTGATATCATTCGCCCAAGTAGATTCCTGCTCAAACCATCTAGCTCAAACTATAATGTAACAGAAGATATTGTTGTAAAGAGTTATATTGGTGATCCACTGCAACTCAAAAACCTTACATTATTTCAGAATTCAACACAAGCTCGTGGTACAGTCAACAATGTCCGTAAAATTCAATATAATGATGGTGACTACTATCAACTGAGTATTGACTCTGGATATGATAGAGATGTTAATGTAACTGGTACAACTTACGGTAAGTTCAAACCAAATCCTAAAACAAAACTCCTGAACACTGTTGCAGTTGGTGCAACAATCATGGATGTTGACTCTACTGTAAGTTTCCCTGAATCAGGAAAGTTAGAGATACTTGATAGTGATAGCAATATAGTATCGATAGTATACACAGGAAAGTCTGTCACTCAGTTCTTAAATGTGAGTGGAGTTAATGCTATACTCAGTGAGAAGACCGATGTAGATCTCGATGATTATTCTCATTCTTATGTTGGTTTAGGTACTGATAACGAAGTCAGAGTAAGGATCACTTCCACACTGAAAGATCTTAAGATTCAGGATAGTGGTTTCTACAATAAGAGAGACACCATTAATATCAAGTCATTTGGTATTGAAGATGAGTCAATAAGAGGATCTGATTGGTTAGTCAACAATAAGTCAAGGTATGATGTCTCCAGCATCATTATTACTGACATTTCTGAACTTAAGTATGATGTGACGACATTCGACGATCACACATTGAAGGTAGGATATAAAATAATATTAAGTGACAATACTGGTGGCAATCTCGATGCTTCAATTATTGATATTGGAAGTAAGAAATCATTTACTATAAAGGCAAATTCATCAATTGATCTGAACAAGGTTTATAGTTTTGAGAATCAACTACTTAAAGTTTTCTCTCCAAAGTATAGTTTCCTTGAAAAGTACACTGCTAACGTTCAGAATACTTATTCAAACTTCAATACTGATTTACTGATTGCAACCAACTCACTCCCATCTTATGGTGATCTAGGTCTTGATCCATATGATAAGACTCTGAATTTTAGTGGTTTTGCCACAGATAACATAATCAACTTTGGTTTACCTCATGGTTTCTATACTGGTGATGCGGTTTATTATCAACCAGGTGTAATAACAAATACAACGATTAATGCTGATGGAATCCCCATCACAACAACAACTGAAAGTAAATTTGAGGGAACAGAATCAGGTGTTTTCTATATTAAGAAAATTAATAATACTTCTGTCAAACTTTCAAGAAGTAGATCAGATTTATTCAGGAATGTATTTGCAAATCTAGGTGGATCTGTCAACAATAACGTCTTCACTTACTTTAGTTTCTACAACAAAACCATTGCACCACAAGGGATCTACAGAAAGATCATTGAACCAATCAGAGAAGCTGGTCAGTTCAAAACTCTTCCAGGTTATAATGGAATATTCCTTAATGGTGTTGAACTTCTGAACTATAAGTCAGAAGATACCATCTTCTATGGACCAATTAAAAATCTAATTGTGACTGCCGGTGGTTCTGGTTATGATGTTGTCAACCCACCTAGACTTACTATTAGGGATAATATTGGCATAGGAGCTACAGGTGTTGTTGCTGTTGAAGGTTCATTAGAAAGAATTGATATTGTAGATCAAGGTTTTGACTTCTTGGAAACTCCTACAATATCAATTACCGGTGGCAATCCAATTAGACCTGCAAAGGCTGAAACTTCATTGGTTGAGATTTCATATTCTGTCAATATTAATACTGAATTCAATGGTAATGTAAACATTGGAAACAATACTATTGGATTCTCATCATTTCATAAGTTTTCACAGAACGAGGAAATCGTTTATGATTCAAAAGAAATGAGATCTATTGGTGGACTGTCCACTAATACAACTTACTTTGCTAACGTAATTGATAACTTTAGGATATCCCTCCACACTAATGAAAAAGATTCTCAGTTAGGTATCAATACGATTACCTTCAATAATACATTTGGACAGGGAACTCAATCTTTGTATTCGGCAAAAACTAAAAAGATTGTAAGTAATATTGTTGTAACTGATTCTGGTGAAGGATATAAGAATAAAAAGAGATTAATTGTTGGTGTAGTTACTGCTACAGATTCATTCAAGATTGATAATCATGGTTTTGAGACGGGTGAAATAATTCAGTATACCTCAGGATCAACTGCAGTGCAAGGGATTTTAGAGAATACAAATTACTTTGTAATCAAGATTGATTCAGACAATTTCCGTCTCAGTGATTCCAAATCTGAATTTAATAATGGTGTCTATGTTGATATTAAAGGAGTGGGTGATGGCACTTTCAATTATGAACCAATTACTGTTAATATTAATGGTATAACTAGAATTACCGAACGCAATGGTCAAGACTTCCAATGTAAAATACAACCTGCCTTCAGAGGTTCTATTGATTCTATTGACATTACCAATCGTGGTTCTCAGTATGGTTCTTCAGAAATTATCAATCTGAACAGAGAACCTGAAATTTTATTTGAGGGTGGACAACAAGCTCAAATCAAACCTGTCATTAACAACGGCCGGTTTGTCGATATCATCATTGATAATTCAGGAAGAGAATATATTTCTCCACCAGATCTGATAATCATTGGAAATGGTAAGTATGCGAAACTCACTCCCATTATTGAAAATGGAAAACTTGTAGATGTAAATATCATAAACCCTGGTATTGGTTATGTCGATGGTCAAACTTCTATTGCAATTGCCAATCCTGGTAAAGGATGCGACGTAGAATCAAAGATCAATGAGTGGAGTATTAACCTTTTTGAAAGAAACAATGAGTTTGTCAATAATGACGACGGATTTGTTGATGAGAATCTTGCTGGTGATAAAACAGAATACTGTCACCTATACACACCGAGAGAACTTAGAGAGTCAACTTATGTTCTAAAGAACAATGGTGATTCATTCTATGGTATTGCCGACTTAGAGAAATCTAATGGTATTGAGATATCTAACAGTCATCACTCACCAATTATTGGTTGGGCATATGATGGAACTCCAATCTATGGTCCTTATGGGTATTCCACTCCTGAGGGTGGTGTAATCAAACAGATGAGAAGTGGTTATGAGTTGAATGTCAACCTTACCAATAGACCTTCTCCCAGTATATACCCACAAGGATTCTTTATTGAAGATTTTCAGTTTACTGGTGTTGGTGACCTAGATGTTCATAATGGTAGGTTCTGTGTCACTCCAGACTATCCTGAAGGGGTCTATGCGTACTTTACGACGTTAGAACCAAATGTTGAGGCTCAAGGTCCATTTAGGAACTATAAAAAACCACAGTTCCCATATATTATTGGAGATACATTTCATTCCAAGAGAATTGAGTTTAACTATAGTGTAGAATCAAACCAAACAGACTATGACATTCAAAAAAATGAGTGGTTCAGAAATACAAGGTCATATAATACTAATAACCTCTATAGTGGATATGATTACATCTTTAATTCTAACAAAATTAAAAGACAAACCATAGAAGTAACGGGTACTAATCCTGGATCTATCAGTGGAGTTGGTATCTTTACTGGTGGCAGAAACTATCAGGTTGGTGAAAGAGTTATCTTTGATAATAAACAATCAGATGGTAAAGGTGCTCAGGCAAGAGTCAGTTATGTTAATGGTAAAGAAATAAACACTGTAAGTATCGCTACTACTCTAACTCCAAATGTTGAGTTTATCAAATACTTTGGTCTCCAACAGTTTATTGGTTTCAGCTCACAACCACACAACTATCAGGACCAAGAATTAGTCAATGTCAGTGGTCTCTCCAACTACTACAAAGGTTTTGATGGACCATATAATGTTGGAGTAAGATCAGAAACTTTTGTTACCATTCTTGGCATTGGGACAGCATCTGCAACTGGTATTGCCACATACTTATATGTTGGTGGGGCTTTAAAGTTTCCATTTATTAGACCAAATGACATTCTGGGTATTGGAACAGAAAAAGTCAAAGTTCTCAATATTGAAGAAGAAAGTCAGAGAATTCGTGTCCTCAGGGAACAGGAATCGACAGTAGGTCTTGCCTATTCAACAGGTCAAGTTCTGATTGGTGATCCAAGAAAGTTCACTATCAATGTTGGCACTCTAACGACAGATAAGTCATTTAGAGTAAATGAAGAATTGTACTTTGATCCTCCAGAGGCAGTCGGTATCGGAACGACCACTGGCAACGGTGTAGGAACCCCTGTAACGTTCAGAAACCCAGGTATAGGGGCAACTACCCTATTCATTGAACCTCAGTCAATCTACTACAAAAATCATGGTCTGAAACTGAATGACAAGGTTGTCTATTCATTGAATGGTGGAACATCAATCGGTGTTTATAATGGTATCTCTGATGCCAACCTTACCGATTATAGTGAACTATATGTAGCTCCATTAACTAATAATTTCATCGGTATCTCGTCGCACAAAGTTGGTATGACAACCACTGGTACCTATGTTGGTATCGGAACTACAACCGGTCTCTTATTTTTCAGAGATACAGGAACAGGTGATCATCATAGTTTCAAGACGGTAAGATCTGATATTCTAAGAACTCAGGTAAGTCGCAACATTGTTACTGTTTCAACTGCAACTACACATGGACTGAGACCAAATAATAATGTAAGAGTCAATATCAAACCAACTGATATCCAAACAATTGATGTAAGATTTAATCAATTCAATAGAAGAATTGTATTCAATCCTATTGGTTTTACTTCTGAAAATGTTGACACTACACTCAATACATTGTATATCTCTAACCATGAGTTCTCTCTTGGTGATAAAGTAGTTCACCAATCTTCATCTCCTGCAGGGGGTTTGGTGAACGAGAAGATGTACTATGTGATTCCTTATAGTAGAGATGAAATCAGACTGGTAGAAGATAAGTACCAGATCAATGAAGAGGAACCAATCTTTGTAGGTATTACAAGTACAGGTCTTGGCGGCACTATCTCCAAGATAAACCCCCTTACTAAGACTAGAAAAAATAATAATCTTAAGTTTGATCTTTCGGATCCTTCACTCTCATTCCTTTCGAATGGTGTGAAGTATCCAGCATTCAAGATGTTTGTATATCTTGATCAAGAGTTCAATAAAGAGTTTGTCACTACTGGAACTAAGACAGATAATAAATTTGAAGTGTCTCGTAGTGGGTCAGTTGGTATCACATCTGATGCTAACCTGACCATTGAAATTACTGACGATGTACCTTTCAGACTTTATTATAAGTTTGATGCAATCAATATCGACATTATTAGTATTGATCAGAGGGGTCTTATCCTTGATACTGAGGTTTCGCCATATAATCAAATCAATATTGAGAAGAGTGGATATGATGGTATCCAAAGACTAACTGGTGCTAGTGGAACTTCATTCACATATGAATTAGATTCTGTTCCAGAGTCTCTGTTATACAATAGTAAAAATTCAATCCCCACGTATGATACTGATTCCAAATCAGTCTTCGGATCAATCTCTAATATTGAGATGATCAGTAATGGTAGTGGATATACAAAACTTCCTTATGTCAAAGGAGTTAATAGTGGTATTGGAACTAATGCAATTTTAGATGCTCAAACTAAAGATATTGGTAAGATTCTGAATCATCGTTTTGATTCTGACAATATTGGTTTTGATTATCCAACTGACGAAACATTAAGACCTGTGGCTAATCTTCCAGAAATTTTGGAAATGGAGTCGCTAACATCCTTTGAATCTATTGGTATCACTTCGTTTGGTAGAAACTACCTTCACCCAGCAAAACTAGTAGTTATTGACGGATACACTAATAAAGTTATTCCTGAGGTAGATCTGAGATATCAGATCGGTGACACAACAGTTAAGATTTTGAATAACACTACAGGAATGTATGATGTTATGCCAAGAATTATCCCAACACTGAACACAAATGGTGTTGGTATCTCATCAATCATATTTGATTCAACAACTAAGATTGTAAGACTTCTTCTCAATCAATCATTCCAGGATGAAAGAGACTTTCCATTTGATGTTGGTAGTAACATCCTTATTGAGAATATAAGTGTTGGTCTCAATACTGCATCAAAGGGATATAACTCTTCGGTATATGAATATACTTTGTTCCCAGTAACTACGATATTTCCACAGTATGGGGGAACTGGAGCTTACATTGAGTATAGTCTCAAAGATCATCTTAAAGATGGTGAGTTTCCAGGAAAAGTAGAACCACTGACCACACTTGGTCAGGTTGTTGCTGAAAATGATTTCCCAACCTTTACTGCTAAACTGACCACTAATGACTACTTCGATGGTGAAAAAGTAGTCAATGGAGAAAACACCGGTATCGTTGAATCTTGGACATCAAGTCTCGATCAATTGAAAGTAGATACCCCTAAGGACTTTAAAGTGGGTACGATTATAAGAGGTGAGAGTTCTAATACTCAATCCGTTGTTATGAGGAAGTATGAGTTTAATGCAGAAATTACAACGGGTGTCGGTGCTACTATTATTCATGGTTGGCAAGATAACGTTGGTTTCTTAAATGATAATCTACAGGTTATTCCTAATAACGAATACTATCAGAACTTCTCATATTCACTATCAAGTAAAGTTCCGTATGATCAGTGGAATGATCCAGTAAGTAACCTAGGTCATACTGCCGGTTTTGCTAAGTTTGCTGATTATCAATTAGTAAGTAAAGAAACTAATCCAGGTAAAGGTATCATTCAATCAGAAGATGCAAATGTTGAGGTTGTTATTGATATCATCGGAGAAGGTGATCTGAATTGTTATTATAACTTTGATTTTGTATCAGAAGGAACACAGCATATTAATGGTGTTCTTGCATCTAATGAAATTTTCTTTGAGAATAGACTCCTTACAGATTACTTCCAGTCAGTCGGTAACAGAGTTCTTTCAATCGATGATGTTAGTGATCAGTTCAATAGCAATGAAAGAGCTGAGAAATTTTCTAAGGTTGATGATTTTGAATCAAACTACATTCTGAATAAGATTTTTACTTTTGTTAAGGATGACGTATTTACAAATGAGAGACAATTCTCTGTTGTCAATATGCTTCATAATGGTATTATTGGTTACTCTAATGAATATGGTACAATTTCAACTTATCCACCACTTGGTTTCTATGGTTATATTCAATCTGGTACTGGTTGGAGTCTGACATTTAATCCAATTAAATTCCAATATAACGCATATCAAACTGCAACAGTGGCTATCAGTCTCCTCGATGGTGTGGCTGGTGTGGGATCTACTTCTCTTGGTGATGTTTTAAGTATAGAGAGTGATCAAGTAAATATTAATTTTGGATCTACCACAACAATCGCTTCCTTCCCAACATCTAACAAAGCAGCTAAACTTTGTGTTTTGGCAAAGGGTACATCTGGAATTCATTCTGGTCAATATCATTCATCAGATATTAATATTGTCCATGATGGTACTACTGTATCAATGGTTGAGTATGGTGATATACAGACTAGTTTTAACAACTTGAACATTGGTTTTGGAACATATAGTTCTTATATTGACGGTGGTCTTGTCAAGATTGATTATCATCCAAGTTCTTCTGGCAGCATTGAACATCAGTCTCAGATGACAGTGTTCTCTGGAGTTGGTACGAGTACCGGTGATCATACATTGAGAACTGGTAGAATAAAATCTTCTTATACTTCTATCGCATCTTCTGGATCACCATTACCAGTCGTAATCTCCTCTTACAATGATCCATACTCAGCAAACTATAGTATTGTAGTTGTAGAAGACACTACAAATAATGACCTTGAGATGTTTGAGTTGGGTATGTGTAACTCGACATGGAATGAGGTTCTCACCGATTGGGCTTACACTAGGACTTCTGGTACTCTTGGACAGGTTGGTGTAACATCAACATCAACAACTAAGAACATCACATTCACCCCGAATCCAGGTATAGATGTTAAAGTCAGAACCTTTGGTATTGATTTGATGCTCTACCCCGGTCTCATTAATGATACCGAACTTAAGATGAACAACCTTGAGATTACAACAGGTGCTGGTAGTTATCGTGGAACTAAACTTGATCTTAAATCTCAATTTGGTCTCAAACATAAAGGACTTGAGATCTTCAGAAGAGTAATTGATGGTAGTGATACTAGTACTGTTAGTACTACAGCTGACACAGTTACTATTCCAAACCATTTCTTTGTTACTGGTGAAAAGCTTCAATATTCCCATGTTGGATCTGGTACATCTCAAGCAATTAGTATCGCACCTACCTCAATCTCTGGTGTAACTACTGATAAGTTACCTGAAACACTATATGTTATAAAGGTTGATGAGGGTAGAGTAAGGTTCGCTGCTACTGCAGAAAATGCACTGTCATTAACACCAACATCTTTTGATATTACTGGAGTTGGTATTGGGAATTCACATGTCTTTACATCTACCAATCAAAATGCTAAAGCTTTGATTGCTGTTGACAACATGATTCAATCACCTATTACAGAGACATCTATTACAACGGATTTGAATCAGGATATAATCTTTGATACGATCTTCGATGTTACTGGTATCACATCGTTTGCAAGTGGTGATATTGTTAGAGTCGATGACGAATATATGATTGCAGATGCTGTTGGTATTGCTGGTTCAACTAGATTTGGTGTTAGAAGAGCACAACTCGGTACTGGAATTGGTCTTCACACAACGGGAGCAACAATTACCAAGATCACTGGTAGTTACAATATCACTGGTAGTACTGTCAACTTCTCTTCATCTCCATATGGTAAAACACCACTGAGTACAACGGCTACAGCTGATCCAGACTCTAGAGATTGGACTGGTATCACTACTAGCTCTAGTTTCCAGGGCAGAACTTTCATGAGAAGATCTGGTGCTGGTAGAACTGAAGATACCTACTCAAATAACTATGTCTTTGATGATATCTCAAATAAGTTTAATGGTATTGGTACAGTATTCACTCTTCAAAATAATGGTAACAATACTACTGGATATTCTACTGATAACGGTATTATCCTTCTGAATAATATCTTCCAGGTTCCAAAAGGATCACAAGTTGGTGATGGAACGTATCAAATGGAAGAGAGTGTAGGTGTTACCTCTATTTCATTCACTGGTGTAGGTATTGCCGCAACAAATGGTTATGATCCAAACTCTGGTGATGTCCCTATTGGTGGATTAATCATCTCTGTTGGGTCTGAATCTGGATTTGGTTATCAACCTCTCGTATCAGCTGGTGGAACAGTTACAGTTTCTGCAACTGGTTCAATCACTAACGTTAGTATCGCCAATAGTGGTTCTGGTTACAGAGCTGGTATCCAAACGGTAGTTAATGTTGGTGTTCAAACTGACGGAGAACCAAATCTTCAGTTTATCGGAACAGCAGCTATTAGTGGTGGCAATATTGTTAGTGTTAATATTACAAATCCTGGTAGTGGTTACACTTCTACTAACCCACCATCTGTAGTGTTTGACGAACCACTTTCGTACTCCAATATTCCTGTAGAGTACAGTGGTAATGCTGGAGCTGGAAATAGTGCAACAGTTAATATTGTTGTTGGTCAAGGGTCTAGTGTTATTGACTTTGAATTTAGATATGGTGGATATGGTTATGGCGAGGGTGAAGTTCTTACTGTACCAGTTGGTGGACCTACAGGTATCCCCACAGATCCATCACTTGCATTTGAAGAATTCCAAATTACTATCGATGAGGTCTTTACTGATAAGTTTAATGGAATATCTATTGGACAACTTCAAGTTCTTGATAAGTTTGATAACCTATTTAACGGCTCAGATAAGGACTTTAGACTTCTTATTGATGGAGAACCTGTTTCCATTCAATCGGCTAAAGGTTCAAACATTGAAGTTGACCAGACACTTTTGATTTTCCTCAATGATATTCTTCAGGAACCCGGTAAATCTTATATCTTTAACGGTGGATCAACTATTAAGTTTGCAGAATCACCCAAGGTTGGTGATACTTCTAAAGTTTTGTTCTATAAAGGTAGTGGAGACGTTGATGTTATCTTTACTAATGTACTTGAGACGGTGAAAGTAGGTGACACTCTTGATATTAACAATTTCCCACCTGATCAAACAATCATCTTTGACCAGGAACCAAGAACAGTAACTGGTATCAATACTCTAGATTCTGTTCAGACGGTCACCTATCTAAATCCTGGTATTACTAGTGATAGAAGTGTTCTTAGACCAGTAACATGGTGTAAACAGACTTCGGACAAGATTATTAATGGTCAACCTATTGGTAAGAATAGGGTTAAGTATGAACCATTTGTTCAACCAACTTCTTACTTAATTCAACCAGTTGGTTTAGGTTCTACAGAAGCCTATGTTGATAATGTCAGACCTCTGTTTGATTCAAATAATGAAAGTCAAATTAGAAGTTTCCAGAGAGAAATTACACTCACTTCACAAGATAATATTGTGGGGGCTTCTGGAACAGCTATTGTATCTACATCTGGTATAATTACCAGTATTTCAATAACTAACTCTGGTGTTGGTTATACTGTAGCACCTTCGGTGACTATTGGTTCTTATAGTGGTGTTTCTGAATCGACAGCAACGGCTGCCATTTCAGGTGGTCAAGTAACATCAGTTACTATTACCGATGGTGGTAGTGGATACTCTGATGTTCCAGTTGTTCTCTTTGAACAACCAAAACTCATTCAAGAGAAGATAAATGTTTCTTCTTATGAGGGTGATTATGGAACCCTTGTTGGTTTTGGTACCACAACTGTTGGTAATGATACTAGAGTGATTTTTGACTTTTTCATCGATTCACAATCATTCTTGAGAGATACAAAATATGTTGGTACGGCTATCACAGTCAGTGGAATCTCAACTGGTGACTTCTTCACCATATACAATAGTAACATTGGAGATGATACATTTGTTTCAATGTCTAATGATAACACAACAATTGTTGGCATTACAACCATTAACATTGATGGTATCTGGTGTGTCAAAGATGCTCAAACATTAACAACTAATGTCATTGGTATTGGTAACACAGTAGTGAGGAGAGTATTCTGCAACATCTCTGGTCTAAGTACAGCTTCATTCTCATCCACTTTCCTAACATTTGATTCAACACTCTTTACATATGATACGCAGGAGGTTGAAGTGTTCACTGGTGGTATTTCATCTTCCTTTAGTTTTGGTAAGTTTAGCTGGGGTAAAATTAATTTTGAACCTAGAATATCAAGTAGGGAGTTTAATTCTTATAATAATAATGGTTATGTTGGTATTTCGTCAGCTGGTCTCGTTCAAAGAACTAATCCATTGAAATTTGTCAATTACATCTAAATATAAAAAGGTAATCAAAGAAAAATGTCTAGACTAGGAATATCTACAGGAACAACTCCTAATGATGGTACTGGGGATAGTTTGCTCTCAGGAGCAACTAAAATCAATAGCAACTTTGATGAGTTGTATAATCTTCTTGGAGATGGAACAACCCTTTCTGGTGTTGTTACTTCTTTAACTGCTGGCGACAATATATCATTGAGTGGTTCAGCTGATAATGCAACCATATCCGTTTCTGGTGTTGTTACTTCTCTAACTGCTGGCGACAATATATCATTGAGTGGTTCAACTGGTAATGTAACCATTACTGGACAAGCATCTGGTGCTAATGTAACAATTTCTGATAATCCACCATCAAGTCCCAACTCAGGTGATCTATGGTGGGAGAGTGATGCTGGTAGGTTGAAGGTTTATTACTCCAATGTCTGGGTAGATTCTAACCCTGCTGGTGGAACCTCTGGAGGTGGAGGTGGAGGTATTTCTGGAATCGATATTCGAGATGAAGGTGTTTCATTACCTACAAATGCAACTTCACTAAATTTTGTTGGTGATGGTGTAGTTGCATCAGGAAATGGATCAACTAAAACAATTACTGTCGCTGGTGGAGTTGGTTCTGGTTCATCAATTTTGTATACTGATGTATCGTCATTCCCAATAGTATCAAATTCAAAAAGTAAATTTGCATATGCAGATGATACTGGAGTAATGTATTACTCCAATGGAGTAAGTTGGACCAGTCAAAGATTGGTAACTACAAATAGTACCACGTCTTCAGATTTTGCAACACTTTTAGGTAATAGTCAACTTACTTATAATATTAATGCTCTTGATTACACTGCAGGGACTTCGTCAGAGAATAATGCAAGAAAAATAATTAGACTTGAAGATTCTGGCGGCACTACAGATCAAATTGTTTTAGTTGCAGGAAATGGACTAGCAATTAGTGATTCTGGTGATGAGATTCAATTTGATTTGACTGCGAACATTGCAAACTCTACATATACAATTTCTGCAGGGAGTACTAGTGGAAATGCAAATTCAAAATTAGTATTAACTGATAATGCTGGAACTACTGATGAGATTACGTTTGCTGGTGCAGATGGTCTTACGGTAGAATATACCGATGACAATACTCTCACATTTAGAGCACCTTCTGGTGGTGGAGGAGGATCTTTTACAGGTGAAGATTCACAAGATGCCACGGCTCAACTATTCGCTAATGGAACTCATACAGGCATTAATTTTACATATAATGACAGCAATAACAGTATT